GACGGCTCGCCGCTCGCCGGGCAAGTCGCCGTCCTCGTCTGGCCGCACATGATGAAAGAGAACCAAGAATCTAAAACCATCCATGAACTCCCAAACAATAATCCTACCGAAACTGCACCAGTCGCAAATTGAAGTCCAGACCAACCCGGCCCGCTTCAAGGTTGTGTGCGCTGGCCGGCGCTGGGGTAAAGGCGTGCTTGGCATTGGCGAAGCCGTGCGCCGTGCTGCTGCCGGGCAACACTGCTGGTGGATCGCGCCGAGTTTCGCCAGTGCTGCATTTCAGGCGGGCTGGCGCGTGCTCGAATTTTACGCTGCCAACCTTCCCGGCGCACAGCTTCATCTACAGCGCCGCACGCTGGACATGCCGGGTGGCGGCTGGGTTCAATTTAAGACCGCTGAAGAAGCCGATTCCCTCCGGGGCGAGAGCATTGACTTCGCGGTGATTGACGAAGCTGCCCACATTCGGGACCTGCAAAACATCTGGGAACTATGTCTGCGTCCCTGCCTGCTGGACCGCAAAGGAGAGGCATGGTTTATCTCGACGCCCGCCGGTCACAATTTTTTCCACAACCTTTTCCAACGCGCCAAGAATGTTGATCCGGGCTGGGCATCGTTTCAATTTCCCTCGACGGCGAATCCGTATCTCGACGCCCAAGAGTTGCAGGAAATCGGGCGCGATATGCCAGTACTGGTTAAGCGTCAGGAAATTGACGCCGAGTTTGTGCAACTGGCCGGCGCACTATTCAAGCGTGATCAGGTGCGTATCTTGGAAACCGAACCGGCAGGCGTCCGGTGGGTTCGTTCCTGGGATTTGGCTTTCACGACCAAAACGACCAGCGACTACACCGCGGGCTTGCGAGTCGGCATAATGGAAGATGGAACCGTCGTCATTGCCGATGTTGTCCGGGGACGATGGGAATGGCCGCAGGCAGTCCGCACGGTTGCGACCACGGCAACGGCGGATGGAGTGACAGTCCAGCAAGGCGTTGAAGTAGTCGGCGCCCAAGTCGGCGCAATTCAAACGCTGTTGTCAGATACGATGCTGGCTGGGCTGACATTTATCCCGCTGCCAGTTCACGCAGACAAAATCACGCGGGCACTCCCGGTCATCGCCCGATGCGAACAGGGCAAACTGGCGATAGTGCGCGGCAGTTGGAACAAGGAATTTCTCGACGAGCTTGCATCATTTCCAGAATCGAAACATGACGACCAGGTTGACGCCCTTTCCGCTTCAATGGTCATGCTTTCACAAAAGACCGGCGGATGGGGCGCCGCTGAAGTTGAAAAATTCACATCGGCAAACCCGTGGTTTCAGCAGCAGCAGCCGACGCTGGACCGCGAACGCGAACGCCAACCGTTCCGCCTTCCGATGCCCGGCCGGAATTTTTCGGGACCGACAAACCCGCTGGCGAGAATGGGCGCGTGGACGCCGAGGAGATGGAAATAACGATGAAAAGTTTCACGCCAGACAATCCGCCGAGTTGCCGGGAGTGTGACAACTTTTCAGCCGGTGTCTGTCTGTTGAGCCGAGCGCAAGTCGCCGAGCATTTTCTGTGTTTGCGTTTCGCCGCACGCCAAGACGCGCCGACGCCGACACCGGAACCACTCCACCCCGCGCCGCCGGTCAAGCCGATTTCAGATCCGCCATCGGAATCCGTCGCCGTCGCCGTCACGGAACAGCCGCGCGTCGTCCGGCATCGCCCGCGATTCAGTTTTGCGGCATGGCTTCGACAAATTTTCGGCGTTAATCGGCTGGGCACTCTACATTTTCCGCACCTGAATTGTCGGGCGCGGGATGAAGTCACAAACACAACCACGAAAGGAACACCATGACCACCATTAGAAAAAGAAAAGGAGTCGAAATTTGTTGCGCGTCCGCGTCCAGTCATTCAGCAAACGCGGATGAAATACCAGTAGCGCGTCAGGCTTTGAACACTCTGATTGCAAGCGGGAATAAAAATCCATCACTCGACGAAGTAATCGAATGCGCCGGGCGGGAACACGGCGTCCGACTGAGCAAGGCGGAAGTCGCCCGCCAGTTGGACGGCCATAGACAGGGCCATTCAGGAACAAGCGCCCGGGCGCATGACGCCAGCGGTAAAGCGGCAGAGGCTTCCGACAGGGTAAGGAACACGACCGAGACTGACGACCCGGCGGAACTACACGCTTGCGCCCAAACCGCGCACGAAGAAGCAGCACGCGCACACATGAAAGCATGGATTTATCACGGACGCGCGGCGGACTATCACAAGGGAAAAGTTCTGAATCAGAGCGCGGCACTGAATGAGCCGGAGGACGATGAATCCGCCGAGTAAAATCACAACCCACAATTCACAACCAAGAAAGGAAAAATAAAAATGAGCACCGCCACAATCCAAGATTTCCAAACCCGGCAGGAACTTTTTGAAAGCGACCTGCCGGTTTACACCAAAGCACAATTATTGGCGCAATGGGACCGCGAGCACCCGCCGGAACCATCGGCGCGTGAAGAAATTTTATCGCGCGGCCTGTCCGCCTATGAAGCCGGGCAACTCATTGCCAAACTGCCGCCGGAACAATCCGCGCTGCCCCGCTTGCTGCCGGGAGAACGCGGCGCGTTGGCCGAGGCCCGAAACAAACTGGAAACTTTGGCAAAGGAATACGTTGAACTAATCGCCCGGCAGGAACAAGGGCGGCAAGCGTTGGAACAGACCAGCAAGGAAAAGCGAAAGCTGGAAACGTCACTCGACTTTGACGACGTGCCGGGGATTCAAAAGCTAATTTTTGTCACGGCAAGACTTGATGTGACACGAAACTGGTTGGCCGGGGCGGACGATAAAATCAAGGCGGTGGAAAATTCCGCCAATAGCATCCTTGCCGCTGTTAATGCGTTGTTCAACCGCAAGTTTGGCATGACCAAAGAGTCAGGCGGACGGCTTTGGGCAAACGTCGGCATGGGCGGTGCATTGCCAACCCGCATTTCCGCCTGCTGCACGGCCATTGAAATCGAACTCAACCGAAAGTAACACTATGATCAAAAATACTTCACCGGAAGATGCAGCAAAGCGCGCCGTGCTGAAAACCTACGCCCGGAAAATGGCGCGGCTTGAAATCAAAAACAAGCACGGGCATTTCGCCGTCCATCAGGATGACGCGGAGAAATGGTTAGTCATCGTGGACGAGGAAGGAATTCCCGGCTGCGATACCGATTTCAGCGACCCGGAATTGGGTAGCTTGGACGTGCGCTTCAAACTGGCACGGGCCGCTATCCAGAAATTTTTGCGGCCATGACCTTTTTTCACCCGTGCCTACGCGAACACAATCCGAATGTCTCCTTGCCGGATTGTCCCCACAGGCCGGCCTGTGTGACGCTGTCGCGTGGTAGGGTTCTACCACGCCGCGTAACTGGCAGCGTCGGTGGGCCGGGTGAAATCTTTTGAACCATGAACACTTCTGATTACTTCACCACGGCAGTCCACGAAAGCGGTCATCATGTGGCCGCTGATTATTTCCATATTCCATCTTACCCGGAGGTTACACCGGGCGGGCGCAGTGTGTTGGCTGCAACACCCGGCGCCCATGCTGGCATTTGTTACTTGGAAAACCCGATTACAAAATTCCAAGACGCGGTGATTTGTTGGTCTGGCATCATGGCGCAGTGTATGTTTGCGACGGCCCCGGAATGGGCACCTCCGTTCAAACCAACTAAAAAAATGTTGAAGGACTGGCACGGGATGGTCCGGCATCAGGTCAAGCAACTGAGTGACGAAGATAGGATTGGGATTTTCGGTTACAAGGATACCTGGCGGGCGTGCAAATCAGCGTTTGCAATCCTCAGCCGCAACCGGGCGCGAATTACACGCCTTGCAAAGTATCTGGCCGAAGCGAAAGCGAAAGTTGACCGCGAAGCAGCGGAATTGGAAAAAGTGGCGGCAGAATGGGCAGCCAACCGGATCGAAAAACGAACCAAGATTTCCACCGCTGAAATCGCCGTCCATCTTCAAAATGTTCTCACGAATTATTTGCCAGACGTTCACCCGCTCCGCGCAACATACGAACGGGCGTTGGCCTGCTTGAAACGCGGTGAAGAAATTCCCGCCGAACTGATTGCCGAACTGGAAAAGAAATGAGTGACGCCGAACAAATTGCCGAGGCCAAAGCACACGTCCACCGGGCGGAGCGCGATGCACTTGACGCTAAAATCCGGCTGGCCATCGTCCAAGACAAAATCACTGTGCTCGAAACGGCAGAAGCCCGGCGCCAGCGGGCGTTGATACTGGCAACTGTCAATCAGATGGTGAAGGCCGGCGCCATTCACTCCGCGGATCACGCCGGGCAATTCCGCATGTTGGAACAACTGGCGCGTGACCCATCACTTTGCGAACTAGCACTTCAAAAGAAAACCTACCGGGCACGACCGGCCGTAAATCACCGCTGAAAACCGAAAGGAGAATCAATGAACTCAATCATCCCAAATGCAGGAATCGTGGTAGAAGTGTTGCGAGGCATCCAAATCGGCCTAGCGATCTTTGCTCTCTTTTGCTTGGTGATGGCCATAAGGGAACTCATTGGAATCTCACGGCTTCAAAAACATGATGACAATTTGGACGATGCCAATAAAAACAAGCGCAACGGTGAAATAGATTAGCCAACGAGTAAAACGAGCCATCTTGTCAGCCTGCTTCTCAGCTTCTTCGGAAAGGTGAACAAGCAATTCGGCAAAGTGAAACGTAATCTCTGCCTGTTTTTGGGGAGCTTCCCAAATGTCGCGTGGCAGAAGTTTCTTCATCGCATCCAAAAGTTCTTTGGCTTTGGTTTTCATAAAGTGTCGAAGATGCCTAACAAA